TGAAGGGCAGAAAGGGGGCGCTTCGAAGTGAAGTAAAGGTTCACTTCGAAGCACTGCACTGGACTCGGACTGGATTATTACTTCACTTCGAAGCGCCCCTTTCTGCCCTTCAAAAAATTTACATAGAGAAAAAACACTCACCACCCCTTCCCCTCCCGCCAGGTCCCGATCGATGGAAACCGCAGGTGGCTCTCAAAGGCTGATCTTGACCGTTTTGACCAGGAGTCTCCACTTCTACGAAACGTGCTCCATGGCTCAAACAAGCCTGTTATCCACAACAACTACAGGCTGCAAAAAGATGACGCGGATACCTGCGGGCGGTGGGTTGCGGCGAGGATCATGAACATGGAGATGCCTCTTTACAAGTTTGTGGATGCAATGGTTCAGGCTCCAGGAACTCCAGATCAAACTGTTACAAGATACATTTACCCGTTTCTTGGAAAGTAGAAATGTACGGCCGTGGTGTAAAACGAGATCTACTCGGGGGTGCTGTCAGTGCGGGTGTAGTGACGAGGGCATCCGACGGAAGTGTGCACTATAACACAAATCTGGTGTGCGAGACGACCTTTGACAATGGAGTCAACTCACTGGGCGCGCACGGTCGTTTTGCCAAGTTTTCCGAGACGCGGACGCAGACCATCGTAGGCAACACCGCGAACTTTTCAGTTGCCCTAGTGCGAGCAACCATCGCGTCCAACGAGATTCCGCTTTTTAAGGCAAGGACGTCTGGCTATGGCATTGAGAATGGCGTGCCTTACTGGGAGTGCACCGCACAGCCGGGCATCGCCTTTACCTGGACTGGCCCTGTCTACACGACGAACACGACGAGTGTCGGTCCGCAGTCTAACGTAGACTGGTTATATGCGGCCTACCCCAACCGAGGCTTCATCCCGTACTACACGTCGTGCACGGTGCCTGGCGCGTCGCCGACAGTGCCGCAGATCAAGTATGGCGTGATTGATCTCTCGACGGCGGGCATTTCCAGCGACACGCTTGCGACTGTTGTGGCGTCTCGCCTCACGACCCTGCTGACTGCGGCGGCGGGCTTTACAGTGACTGTGACGTCTCCTACCTCCTCCCCATCTGCGTCCATGACTCAGCAGTACTCGATCGTGAATGGCAGCGCGACGACGTCGCTGTTCCTGGACTTCTCGTTCCCCGTTTCCTATGCACAGAACCGCTGGGCGTCTACGGGAACGAACCCTTCAAAGGCAGGCATCCTTCAGGCGTGCAAGCTGCTGGGTTTTGTGCCTGGTCAGGTTTTCTTCGCGCTGGCGAACACGACGACGCTGTTTCCGCGGGCGTACCAGTTGGGCTTCCGGTCTGTCCTTGACCTGTACTCTTATAAGACTGCGCGCTGGGTGCCGGAGGATAAGACCGTGCCTGTGCCGAGTCCACCTCTGGATATGAACGACCAGAATGCCACCTACTTTGACTGCCACAGCTACAGCCACTTCCTGGACAATGTGATCAATCCAACGTTTGAGCGGTGCATCTTTGATCCCTATGACTCGGGCAATGTTCTGAGTGACCAGTGCCTGCAGCGCCAGCTCCAGAAGTGCTGTTATGCGAACTGCGCAGCGGTCCTTCCGTGGAACCAGTCAGCAGCCTACGTTGTGGACAATGCTGTCGTTTACCAAGGGATTGCGTATGTCTGCATTGCTGCGAATAACGGAAACACCCCTCCAAATTCGCCGCAATTCTGGCTGTCGTGCGGCGCGTCTCTCAACTACTCGTTCCAGGACGGAAAGGTCGGTTATTTGGTGGGCGACGTCGTCACAATCTCGAGCGGCACAGCCACGTTATACGCCACGGCCACCACGACGACGACTGGCCCGCCTCCTACATCCGCGGGCAGTGGCAATGGCTGGACGTCTGTGGCGGGCTTCAACAACAACGGCAATGGGACTCAGGTGCAGGCTATGATTCCAGCCATTGGGACTCTAGCTCCGAGAATCACCTTCAACAACTTCAGCTACTGCTTCGAGCTCGCTCTGGATGCCTACGGATACGGTGGCACAAGCTATGCGAACGCGGACGATGGGGGAAGTGGCTTTAATGATGATCCTCAGTTCCCGCAGACGGTGGCCCAGCAGGCTTATAACCAGTCACTCAACGACATTGCCCGTGACTCATGGGGCGTCACAGGCACGAACAACCTGACGACGCTTCCCTACTTCCACAGGGCTCACCCTCTAATTACCTTTGACGAGCGTTGCTTGGTTGAGGCGGACGACTACTTCTTTCAGCTCTTTGGCAACTGGCCGGCCCTGCGTCTAAACTACTTTGACCCTGTGACGAAGATCACTACGTCCTACGTGCGCTACTTGCCTCAAGCTGCAAACGCGCAGGCGATTCTTAGCCAGTTTAACGGTTTTCCGCCGCTGGCTCTGATTGACAGTTCGCCTGGCACTTCTGGTCTGGGCTCCACATATAAGCCCTATGGCCGAATTGAGGGCGCTGTGCCGTACTTTTACAGGTTCGTTCAGGATTACCCGTCGATCGGTTTGGCGTGGAATCCAGTGGATGCAATCCTGGTCTTGACTGCCAACGTGCCGATCGACCCGGACCTCGCCACGCCCCCCTTCCTTATCGACGATGCTGGAAACGTGAATCTTCAGTCGAACGGCAACATTCTCAAGCTTCTCGCGGAAATCAATGTGAAGCCTGTTGGCTTCGAGCCGACTGGCCAGCAGCTTCGAAATGAGATCATCTTTGACCCGGTAACCCCGGTCCACATGGACATGCAGTCTTCGCAGAACTTCATCAAGTTCGACTACCAGCTGTTCCTCCGCTTCAAGGACCAGACAGTCCGGGCCCTGACCTTGCCACAGGGAGGTGCTGCAAACCTGCGCTTCGTGTTCTCGCGAAAGTAGAGTGAAACGTGTGCATTCGTCACAACACTTCCTTGAACACGTCGCTCTACAATCACCCTTTTCGTAGCTAAACTCACAAAGCCAGGATGTCGAAGATCATCAAGGTGGCGGTGACGGATGCGCGTCTCATTCAGGAGGAGCCGGCGTACGCCGTGCAGAAGGGCGCGCTCTCCGTGAGCGTTGCGCCGTTCCAGGCCATTTCGGCGTCGAGCTCGCAGATGACGTTCCAGGTCCTGGTGCCCTCTCTCAACGTTTTCGTGGACCGCAAGATTGACATTGCGACGCCGCTCTCGTTCAATGCCAATGTCTTCTACGGCGGCGCGCGTGGTTCGGGCTTGAAGCAGGTGTATCACTGCACTTTTGCATCTGCCCTTGGCCAGGGTGAGTATCAGGTCACGACATCCGCCTTCTTCTTCGAGGGAAGTGCCGCCACCGCGCCCTTCGCTTCTATTATCAATGGATATACTCTCGGTCAGCCTTTTCAGCTTGTCGGCCCTGGCTTTGCTCCTGGAACGGTTGTTTATAATGCTGTAAATGCTGGCGGCGGTCAGGTTCAGCTAAGCTTTACGCCTCCTCTTACGTTTGGTGTGAGTGGAGGTAAACATTTCATGCTCCTGAACCCTGACCGCTATGACGTGCCTGACGCTGGCATGTCGCGTGGGTCTCTCAGCTCCACGATTGGCTCTGATTGCGGGCAGGCGCTGGGTGAGGGCGGCCTGGCTGGCGGCCTGACTGGCTGGTGCAGTGCGGTGAGCGGCAAGGACCTGGCGTGGACTCAGTTCCCGATCCAGTCGAGCCTTGTGAACATGACTGCGACGCTCAACGACTGCACGGTCACGACGAACGGCGACACGCTCCGCGAGCAGATCCTGCTCACGTCGTCCGAGGAGACTCTGAAGCAGCGCACCACGCCGAGCAACTTTGACGTGTTTGCGTGGGGCCGCGACGACGTCCAGAATAACGCGGGCAATTTCGCGACCTACAGCGTCGTGAACCAGTATGGCGACGTCCCTAACGGTGCGTGGCCCACAGCGTGGTCGGCGAATCCGGCGTGCTCTCAGCAGCTTTCGGGGATCACTGCGACTCAGGCTGCGGGAGGTGCCACCGGCGCAAACCCCAGTATCTGGCCGTTCTTTGATGCGGGCACGATCAAGAGCTTCATGCCTAACGGTGTAGCCCCTGGAAATTCGCGTCTCGGTGGTGTGGGCTGGTATGTGGCCAGGGTGTCGACCCAGGTTCAGCTTCAGAGCACCGCACAGAACGTCCTTGTGCCGTTCCTGAACAACCAGCCTGTGTGGACCACGAATTTCCCGGGTGGGGACCTGTATGGCGCGTACGCTGGTGCGGCCATTTACATTGGTAGCTCTGCGGGTTATGGTACCAGCTTCCAGGTTTCAGGCAACACTCTGACTCTTAACGTGGATGTTCCCCCTATGTGCATGGTCGGCGCACGACTCTACGACGCAACGACGAACAGTGCTCTGGTGACGGCGGCACCTCTCGCTGCAAACAACACGAATGCTTCTGGCGTGTTCGCATTCGTCAGCAGCCTGTCTCTTGGCCAGCTCGGAAAGGCTGGTTCGTCCTATCTTATCAGCTGGTCTTCTGTGTCCTCTGCTCCCACTCTCAAGCCTACGGGTACGTTTGCAGGTGGCATGTTTGGCCTCCAGGCTGGCTGCCCTGTCCAGTTCCCTCTGCCGGTCTACGGTACCATTGCCTGCACTGAGCCCCTGGTGATCTCGCCTCTGATCTGGGC